GTTCCCTGACGTACCTTCGGTGCGAACAGCAACAGTTAAATAGCCAGAGTAAGTTGCTGTAACGCCGCCAGCGAGTGTCCACGCTTGCTTCTCTTCAAACCATATCTCAGTGATCGACGTAACTTTATGAGCCGCGACAGCAATAATATAATCAACAAACTCTTGGTTTGTGCCACTGGATTCGTGATACCGAAGGTCAAGCGGCATTGCTGTTGTGCCAAACACGACCTTGCGCGGCGTAGAAGGGTCAAGGCTGACGTTGAGGCGGGATATTTGGGTCTTTGGCATCTTTGGACCAAAGAGTGCCATTGAGGCTGTAGAGAGTGCTAATGAAGCGCCTACGGCAGCAATTGTTGCGGCGGTAATAGCCTTGACGCCAATTGCAGCAGCAATGTGTGGTGCAAAAACAACAAGCGCAACACCAGCCGCAACCAAAGCAATGGTTTTTAAAGTCTTACCCACGGCCAACACCCCAGCACTTGTCCCAGAGGGATCGGTTAATGCGCTCCAGCCCATCGTCTGAAACAAAATAAGCGAAGCCGCCCATTACTACACCAACACTGCCATCAAGGAAAGCCAAGTCTCCGCGCTGCGCATGACCTATTTCTACTTCCGAAAATTTGGCATCCATTGTCGCCTCAAGGGTTCCTGCGCCAATCTCTTTGATGACCGTAAGGCTACCTTTTAGGCTGTCATATTTACCACGGAACTCAGACATGGGGTCTTGACCAGTGATGGCCTCAACGGCCCCTGCTGCGAACAGGCAGCAATCATTAACGCCATACTCAAACGGCTCATCCCGCTTGATAGCGATGTAATCGGATAAGGCGTCTTCCCAAGTACTTATTCTCACCGAAAGTTCCCATTGCTTCCGTCATCAAAACCACCGCCACCGCCGCCATAGCCGTAGTTACCAGCTTCAGCCATACCGTTCGCAGCCGCTATAGATGTTTCCGCGCTAAGATCGCCAGCATCAAAAATGTTCTGAATAAGGTAGGTTTTATTTTGTGCGCCAGCGATGCTTGTTAAATAGTTCTCTATTGTCAGGGTAACTGTTTGGCTTTCCGCGCTACCGTTGATGCTGACTTCATTCATGTAGCCAGTGTAATATGGAATGATAGAACCAACCTGGCTTTCGTTCTGGTCAACGCAATAAAACCAAAGCCGCGCAATGCGCCCCTGCCACTTTGACTTGTCACCAATAATAGCCAAAAAGTCAGCGTTGTTTACCACAAGGCCGCTCATGGAAATAGACACTGTGTCTGATCCGGATTCATTATGCTTTACAGGCGATACGTTAATCAGATCATGGTTGAAACCTTCGTAAGTTCCATCTAATTCAGCATCGCCCGATCCGGAGATTGTCTTGTTATAAAGACCGCTTGTTCCGCGCAGAACATCGCCCACAAAGTCAGCGTAAATTAGAACGCGCCAGTTAACGACTGTGGCTTCAAGTGCAGCCTGTGTGGTTGCATCAACCATTAGAAGGACTCCCGTAGGTTCAGCGAGAGGCTATACACATAACCTGTCTCAACTGAAAGCGTTGGCTCCTCTACCAGATACATTAGGCAAAACGGGTTCTTGTATTCAATTGAGGCGTTGTCGGCTGGCGACACTCTGACAGGTGGCTCAAACGTCAGCGTTGCCACGCCAGAGCCGTTGGAAGTGACGTTTTCAGTCAACTGCAAAAGCTGATTGTTGATAGTCACATACTGACCAGCCTGTAATACGGTAGTCGATGTAGGCCATCCGTCAGTGTTCAGCGTCCGACCCGTCTGACCAGCGCCATTCACAAGTGGTGTGGCAGTAGAGGCCGACTGCGCGACAGGATCGACGGGAACCTGAAAGTCGTTTGCCGACCCACGCGACTTGGCAATAAACGAGCGCCAAGCATTGATGTTAGTCGTGCCAACAATTGGCGGGAATGTAATCTGGGCTTCCCACCAACCACGGCCAGATGCAAGCGTCTGACGCCGACCTGTCCAATCAGATACGTTGGTCTGCGCTGGCATAACCAGCCGCCATGCCATGCCTTGCGGCCTTGGCGTTGAAGGATATGTGATTGTCGCCATTACTGCATTGCTCCACCGAGGCGCGGCCTACGCATACTTGAAATCGTCCGAGCCTCTGCCGCTGCGATAATTGCAGGAGCAGCCTCAAGGATGCCTTGCTGCACTTGTGCGCGAACAGCGGCTGGATCGTTTGATCCACGGGCGTCTACGTTTACGCTAATGTTGCTTCCGCCGCCGCTGCCACCCATTTTATGATTGGGGATGACTTGGCTACCACGCGGCAAGTTTACCAACTCAGGGCCGCGCTCACCGACAAGAGCCATGCCACCTGGGGCATACATTGTACCATTTGCGAACTGCGGAACGGGTGGGAGCAATTTAAGTGCATCAGCAGCAGTCCCTATGCTACCAGGCATTCCTGATGCGCCGCCAAGTGCGTTGCTTACAAACCCAACAATCTTCTGAACAACGAACAGCTTCCATAACTGATCGATTACCGAAGCAATAAGGCTACGCATACCATCTTTCCAAGACATCGCGCCAGTAAGCATACCCTTGAAAGCATCGCTGACAGAATTTCCTATAGCTTCAAATGAAGATTTAACTTCTTCATTACGGGCAATAATATCTTCCATACTTTTGCTAATAGGAGTGCCATCCATGTTTGACAAAATATCTTTAATCATGCCCTCAGCTTCTTTGACATCAGCCTTCAGCATGTCCTTGTACTGCTGCATTTCAATCGATTCGACAGCAGCCTTAAATGGCGCAATGGTGGCGCTCTGTCCTGTTTTAGACAGTTCCATAAAGTCTTTTTCCAACTCAGCAATTTGCCGCTGATAAGCAGGAATTTCCTTCATTCCTACTTTACCGATCTTGTCCATGAATGACTCTATGGATTTCGCTTCTTTTTCACGCGCAGCCTCAGCTTCTTTTGCAAGTTTTTTAGCTTCAGCAGCCGCTCTTTTTGCAGCAGCCAATCCCTTCTTTGCGTCTTTTTCAGCCATATCATTGGCGCGGTCCATCATGTCGCCCCGCCTACTTTCTAGGCTTAGTTGCAATGCAAGCATTGCGTCTTCAATGGCATTTAAATCTTCTTTTTCTTTTTTGATTGTACCTTCATTATCTTGAAAATACTCTCTTACTTTAGCAAAAATCGAAATGCCTGGAGCGCGAAGACTAGTCCCCATCGTCTGCATTGTTTTGTTCGCTGCAATATTTGCCCTTGCAGCTTGAAGCCGTAGTTTAGCAGCTTCAATTGATTTATTTGCAGATGCGATGTCGGTATTTGCTAATCTTATGGCTTCCTGTTGACCAACCAAATAGCTATCTACGTTTTTACCCATCGCTTGATCAATTCGCGCACGGGCGACAACGAGATCACTAGCGATCTGGGCTAATTTTCTTTCGCGCTTCTCAAGCTTTTCTGCTTCTTCAGCAGCCTTTTTAGCAGCCTCGCCTGTATTAAATAGACTTTCTATAAATGGCGCAAGGACCATCGTGGCTATGACAACAGCAGCGCCCCACGGGCCAGCTAAGAATCCACCGACCTTGCCAGCTATGCCGCCCATTTGCGACATAGCAAAGCCTACTTGACCGATTTGCTGGTTAAACGCTTGAACAGGGCTCGCCCCAGTTGATACACTGGTTGCAAAGTCGTTGATCTGCATCCCAAGCTGCTGAGTGCCTTGGCGGTTCTGACGCAGGGCTTTTGATTGCGCATCAAGAGCGTTGTTATAACGAACACCATTACGAATCACGGCATCAGTAGATGAAGTAAGACCAGCGTTAGCAGTCTTTAACTGCTCAGTCTCTTTGCGTAGCGAATCAACAGAAGATATTAACTTCTGAAGCTGCTCCTGCCCAGAAACCTGAGCCGCGAATAGAAACTCAACTCTTTGGTCCTGAGCCACGCTTTTTCTGCCTCTCTGCGTCCAGCTTAAAGTAAGCGACCCACTCGTTATACTCGTCTATTGAAATTTCTTCAATCTCTGAGATGCTTTTGCCAAGCCGATCCGCCAAGGTCAATAAATTGAACCTAAACGGATCGCCTGTTAGTTTTTTTCATGCTCCTCAACGCTGCTGCCGCTCATAAACGCAGCAGCGACAGTCGAAATCACACCGACTTCTTCGCGCATCAGGATGGCTTTATCTTCAAGCGTGAATAGCTTTTCGCCTTGGCCGTTTTCCGCCTTTAGAATAATCAAATCGACCATTGCTTCAAAGGATGCAGAGTTCAGGAACTGGGGATGCTTGCGCTGTATCCGGTTCAATTCGCCAGCAAGCAAGGGGCCGTAATAAATCTTTTCCGGCGATCCCTTCTCACCCCATTCTGCGACTTCAATATGTGTCTTGGTAGATGTACGCTCTGCAATACGCTTTGAAATACTCATAATTATATCCTTTTAAATTAAACAGTAGCAGAACTCAACGAACCAGTACCCTGAAGTGTAATTGTGGATTCTACCATACCGTCAAAGCTGCCTGTGACAGTTTTGCCAGTTACGATTGCGTTACCCGCCAGATAAACGCCACCAGATGCTGCGCCTTCTGGCATGAAGCGCACAGCAACTTCGGAGCCAACAATCAAAGCGCCCTGTCCTGTCGTGTCCAGTTCATCCCAGAACACATCAACAGAACCCGTCCACGCTTTCAGCGTAGTCTTAAAAGTGCGGTAGCTGTCACCCATTGATGTGTCTTCCGCAGTATCGGCGGTTTCTTCAACAGAGTATGAACGGATTTCAAGGATGCTGTTGGTTGCGCCAACGCGAACAGTGCCTTCAGAACCAGTATGAGTTGCCATCTAAATAGTCCTTACGCTAAAGTCAGAAGCGACAAAGCACCAGTGCCTTGAAGCGTGATTGTGGATTCGACCATGCCGTCGAAGCTACCAGTAACGGTCTTGCCCGTAACAATTGCATCGCCGGAATAATATTTTTCAGACTGACCAGCCGACGCACCTTCTGGAAAGAAGTTTGCAGTTACGGTAGCACCAACAACAAGGGCAACCTGACCGTTTGTGTCAGCCTCGTCCCAGAATACATCAACCGATCCCGTCCATGCTTTAAGCGTGGTCTTGAACGTGCGATAAGCATCACCCATCGAAGTGTCTTCAGCGGTGTCTGCCGTTTCTTCAAGCGAATAAGAGCGAATTTCAGCAATGGCGTTTGAGCCAACCCGAACAGTTCCCTCTGAACCAGTATGCGTTGCCATTACTCAGTCTCCTCTTTTTCTTCAATCACCACTGGCTTCGCCTTTGGCTTTTCTTTAACGGGCGTCCAACCGATTTGCTCATAGCGGTCCAGATCAACTTTACAGGCAAGTATTTCATCGCCAGTTTTGTTATAAACTTTGACCATTTTCATCGCGGTGTCTCCAGATCAGCAAGAAGCGTAACATATTGGACTGCGTAAGACAACCGCGCATTAGCAACTGGCTTTTCGCCTTCAACATTAATGTCAACGTCTGATTGCGACAGAATACAGCTTTTGACTAATCCTGACAACTGGAAATCAGAACCAATCGCATCCTCAATTAAAACACAGGCATCATCTATCTGGTTTATAATTGTGGAACTTTGTCCCTTAATAAAAATATCAATAAAAACTTGCAGCGAACCCATAGACGTTTTTGTACCTATGGTAGCCAAGGAATTGCTTTGGCTGTTTGTATATATCACAGCCGCTGGTAGCTTTTCATCATCCAATGCATAGGATCGCATCTTATAAACGCGCCCAGAAAAGAAGGGCAAAGCGCCTATGATGTCAGCGATTCGGTCGCGTATCTGGTTATTAATGTGCGACATTAAATAGACACCTGGCAGTTATCGATGGCGGTCATGTACCTAACGTCAAAAATCATCTTACCAGTGCCGATTGCCTTTTCGCCAGTGGTATTGACGCTAAAATCTGATTGCGTCAGCACACAGCTTTTGACCAACCCTGTAAAAGTATAGTCAGCTTCAATCGCGCCATTTAATTCAGCGCAGAAGCCTTCTATGTTTTCAAAGATGTCCAGACTGTTTCCCTTATTGATAACATCAACCCTTAGTTCAAGGCTGTGTGACAAGGTGCGACTGCCAATAGTGGCAAGATTAGTTACATCGTTTGTTGTGTAGACAATTAATGCCGGAAGCTGCGTATCATCAAGCGCATACTTACGAAATTTGTACAATGTTCCTGTAGCAAGCAAACCACTGGTCTGCCTAGCTGCAACTTCAATATTAAAGCGGTCCAGAATTACAATTCCAAACCTGTCGTAGATAAAGTTTACCAGCAGGGTGGCAGCATAATCTCTGATTTGTTGCCGAACGTGGCTCATGCTACACCTTTTCGAGAATAAGGGTACTTACGCCAGTTCCATCCGTTAAAACAACACGCACGTTATATGACACAGAGCGGATGATAATTTCATCGCCATCAGCAGCGGAAGGCACATCAGCAGTGCGGCAAACAAACTGCGGCGATGGGATTGTGATCTCCATCAGGTCTGTTGCGCCACGGCTGGCTTGTGGGGCATCAAATATGCCGTTCACAGAAACAGGACTGCCACCTACGGCAGTGTAAGTGGCAGTATCTGCAAAATCATCGACTTCAAAGAAGTCGAGAATGTCAGTAGCGGATTCAATCCCCATTCTTGGAACTGCGCTTAACCACAGGATCGCGATTTTCTATTTCTGTTGTGACAGGATCGCGATGTTCAACCTTTGGGGCTTCAGCCACACGGACTGCTTCTTCAAAGATTTCGATTTTCTTATGAGCGATAAGCACCAACGCTTCGCTATGTGGAAGAGTAGTAACATCACCCACATTCAGCGGTCCTTGCGATGTTATTACGCCACGAATGCACTTGTATTGCATATCATTCTCCAAAGAAGTCGAGGGCTGATATGACTTCCAAATATCAGCCCTCAACATTACTTATACCGTGTCGTTGTTGTATGCGAACGAGACTGCGTTGCGAAGTGCAACGTCTACAGTCTGAAGCGCAACAATGCGGACAGTTCCGGTGCTGGATGCGGTGTATGGATCAACCGTCAGGTCGAGGCCACCCCACATACCAATCATGCAGTCAGCGAAGTTACCGAAGTAGACGTTACCAGCAGTTGACTGCTGAGTGCGGATTACGTTGTAACCGTTGGCTTGACCACCTTCGAGGACGAACATGCCCGAACCAGCGTCCTTAGCCTTCGTCTTCAGACCGCCGTAAGTGGCTGCGTCCGTGATGTAAGCCAAGTTGCCGAACAGAGCGTTGTCTTCTGCAACAGCAGTTTCCATCGCAACCATTTCAGCAAAGGTTGGAACAGCAGCAGCAAACGCGGTTGGCTTGTTCACACCGGAGGTGTTCAAGATACCCGTTGGCTGACCGGACGATCCCGAACCTTCCAATGCGCCCTTGTCGATTGCCAAGGCAAGAGCCTGTGTCAAATCGTCACGGACCAACTGCTCGATGGCAGGGGTCGATTGGAGGATCAACTGACGGGTCATGTCGGTGAACGCGCCAATGTTCTTTGGCGACATCGACACTGTGCCGAAGGTTGGTTCTGATTCAGAGGCTGCGCCACCTTCAGAACTGATCCAGCCGCCCGACGAAGCAGCAGTCTTCTTAGGGATTGCTACGTTGCCAACAAGACCGGGGAGCATACGCGCACCAGCTTGCATTACGGACGAAGAGTTGCGCAGAACGTCGATGAACTCGTTAGCAAGCAAGTTGGTTGCAACGATTTCGTTATCGTCCGAAGTGTTCAGGTCGCGCTTCCAGACGCCAAGAACGTCGGTTGGGAGCATAACGCCCTGTGCGCCACGGCCATAACGCTGTGCAGCAGCTTCCGAGACTTCAAACTCGAATGCAGCAGCTTCGCGAAGGCGACGGTCACTTGGGTTGGCAAGAGCAGCAATTGCACGAACAACCGAGAACTGACGGATTTCTTTCTTCGTCAGGCCAATGTTTTCGTTTGCAAGTGGCTTGTCCGAACCGATTACGTCAAGCAGTTCACCACGGAATTGCTCAATGCTCTTGCCCGAACGGAGGGCGGCATCGCCAAGATCACGCTTGTTGTGACGAGCGGCGAGTTCGATAATTGCAGATGCGTTCTTGGCAGCAGCTTCAGCAGCTTCGGCCCGAACCGCATCCAAGTTTACTTCGTCAGTCATTTTGACTTCCTTCTTGATGGATGGTTCAATGGTAGGTTTGGGTTCGAGAGCAGCCGCGCTACGACCCACGCCAACTGACGGGTCAGCAGGGATAGAAACGACAGATACCTCAAGGGGCGACCAAGAGCGAACAAGGTACTCGTCCTTATTCGTCGTGGACCGCTCCATTTTGTTGACGCGGTAACCAACCGAAACATTCGACCGAATACCATCGACAACGTCCTGAAAAACTTCCTGAGCAAGTGCCGAGCGCCCGAACCTGACTTTGGCTCGAAGAACACGGTCATCAGACAGTTCTACGGATTCAATAACGCCAATCTGACGCTCTGGATCATGGTCCAGAAGCAGTGGCGCACGGCCCGAAGCTACAAAGCCCATATCAATGGCTTGGCTTTCGTGGACCAGTATTTCACGACCAAACGAACGGTCAACCGCCAGTTCAGAAGATACAGCAATCTCAACAGTGCGCTTCTCTTCCGAGATAGCCTTTGGCTGCATGTGGATGGCGCGGTGAAGCACTTCTACCGGAGACTTGCGCTCTTCCTCAGTCGCTTCTTCAGTCGCTTCTTCAACAATTTCAGCTTCTACAGCCTCAACCTCTACAGCAACTTCGGTTTCTGCAACCTCTGTTTCTACGACATCTTCAACTTCTGACATAAATTGCTCCAAAAAGCGTTTCAGCAAAACAATAACACCAAATTACGCAACAATCAATCAATCGGTTCTTCTTCGTCGATACCCTTAGTTGCCTCGTTCGCACCAAACGGGAAGAATGCTAGTTCTAAGCCAAAGGCGTCCGCCATTTCTTTGTCACGCTGCCACTGACTAAATGTCTCTTCTACATCGCGGCCATACTGACCAGCAACATCCTGCATCGACATAACGCCATTGTGCATGGCTGTGACGGCTGCGTTAATTTCCTTCTGAGGATCGACCCACTGCCAACCACGGGCGCGGAAACTTGAAGCAGACGAAAACTTGTCAAAGCGTGACACCGGAATTGGGATCAAACCGAATTCCATAACGTGGCGCAGCCAAGTGTTGTAAGCAGGGATAACGAAATGCTCCATCAGGAACTGCTGCATCATCTTGTAGCTATCGCGCTCTTCCAATGCACCCTGACGGATGGAACTGTATGATGTTCCTTCCAAATCGTTCGACAGCGCAGCGTAAGATACACCAAGGCCAGAAGCTATCCCGCGAATGATGCCCTTCTGGAAATCACTAAATGCAGTCGCTGGATGCGAAGGATCGAATGGCTTAAAGTCAACGCCGTTAGGCAACTGGTGGAATGTGCCGGGTTCAGCATCGATGATAGGGACAGTGTTGTCGTAATCGTCGGCTGGAGCGTCTTCACCAGTGTCTGACGTAAAGAAGCCCATCTTGGACGCAGCCATACGCGATGCAACCAACTCAGCCTCACGGTGAGCGTTAAGCATCTTCAACTGGCTTATCGCTGGTGACATCCAAGGCTCACCGCGTGTCTGACCAGCGCGAAGCGGATCGTAAACGTGAATGATATTCTTGGCGTCAATGCGATCTGATACGTTCATAGAGATAGCAGAAAATTCTGAATCGCCGGGGTGACGCTTCTTCACCCAGTAAGCAACAGGGCGCTGCATCTCATCGACCTCAATGCCCATGCGGATTTCGCGTCCGTTACGCAGCTTTTCGTTCTTCTGCTCGTCAATCTGGTCAGATTCGATGGGGTGAAATGCAATGCCGTGGATAAACGAACGGTTGCGGACAATCTGCAAGAATGCTTCGCCGTCACGGGCGGTGGCTTCCATCACATACTTCTGCAAATCGATCCAGCTTAGGCGACCATCTGCCGTGCAGTTGCCCTTAAGCGCAAACTGATAAAAGCTGTCTTCGATGATTTGGTTGCCAATGGCATCCAGTGATCCGTTGGTGTTCCGCGCCTTAACTTGTAGGGTCATGCCCTTTTCACCAACCACGTTGGTCTTCAGCAAGTTTAGAAAACGCTTAACGTAAACATCATTCCGCGCCAGTTCACGCGAACGGTTGCGCATCAGGACAAGGTCAGGGCGCAGTTCGCTGTCAGGGCTGCGGCTAGATGCCATAAAGTCGGCAAAGAGCCGACCCGTGTTCGCAGCGTGATAATTACGCTTCGCTACCTTGTTCTGTACCTTTGGGGGTAAGCCCAGTGCTTCACGCCACAAACTCATAGGAAACGCACCTTCATCGTGGTCTTGGTCGGCTTGCCAAGAGCAATGGCATTATCGC